TTACCAGCAACACCCTGTTGACCAGCAACACCTTGTTGACCTACAGCACCTTGAACACCTTGTTCACCAGCAGCACCTTGCTGACCCTGATTACCTACAGCACCTGTAGCACCTTGGTTACCTACAGCACCATCAGCACCCTGTTGACCTTGAGCACCTATATTACCTTGGTTACCTTGAGCACCTATGTTACCTTGTTCCCCAGCAGCACCCTGTTGACCCTGATTACCTACAGCACCTATGTTACCTTGGTTACCTACAGCACCATCAGCACCCTGTTGGCCTACAGCACCTATGTTACCTTGGTTACCTACAGCACCAGCAGCACCTTGCTGACCAGCAACACCTTGTTGACCTTGAACACCTTGAACACCTTGTTCACCAGCAGCACCCTGTTGACCAGCAGCACCCTGTTGACCCTGATTACCTACAGCACCTGTAGCACCTTGGTTACCTACAGCACCATCAGCACCCTGCTGACCTACAGCACCATCAGCACCTTGGTTACCTACAGCACCAGCAGCACCTTGCTGACCAGCAACACCTTGTTGACCTTGAACACCTTGAACACCTTGTTCACCAGCAGCACCCTGTTGACCAGCAACACCTTGCTGACCCTGATTACCTACAGCACCTGCAGCACCTTGGTTACCTACAGCACCATCAGCACCCTGCTGACCTACAGCACCATCAGCACCCTGATTACCTACAGCACCAGCAGCACCCTGTTGACCAGCAACACCTTGTTGACCTTGAACACCTTGAACACCTTGTTCACCAGCAGCACCTTGCTGACCAGCAACACCTAGTTGACCCTGATTACCTACAGCACCTTGATCACCAGCAACACCTTGATCACCAGCAACACCTTGTTGACCCTGAACACCTTGAGCACCTTGTTGACCAGCAGCACCCTGTTGACCAGCAGCACCCTGTTGACCAGCAACACCTTGTTGACCTTGGTTACCTTGAGCACCTACAGCACCCTCGGCACCTTGTTGACCTGCAGCACCTTGTTGACCTGCGGCACCTTGCTGACCAGCAGCACCTTGCTGACCAGCAACACCAGCAGCACCTTGTTGACCTTGAACACCGGTTTCACCAGCAGCACCTTGTTGACCTTGAACACCGGTTTCACCAACACCGCCTTGTTGACCTTGAGCACCCTGAGGACCAGTTTCTCCAGTAACCGCTCTAGAAAAAGTTTGTCGTTTGGTAATTACTTCTTCATTACCCGCCGAATCTACGATAGTTATTTCATACTCAATAAGAGCATTGTTTTCTGTGACATCAAAGTTTGTATGATCTTGATAAATAACACTTGTTGCAGGACTCGGTACTGTCTGGGCTCCTACAGTAATATTTACAGGAGTAGTGTTTGATACTCGGAAAGAAGGTTTGAGTACGGGGGAAGAATCACTATATTTAAGGGGTATTGCACCACTTGAAGCAAAAATTGTAGTACCACTATTTGATTCATCTGCAAGATTAGGTGATACAGTGTTATCTACAACAATCGTATGAGAGTCGTTAGAAAGAATAACACTAATAGAACTTAAGGCAACAAAAGATTCTCCCTGTATACCGCTTGGTTCCGGGGAAGCGTTTTTATTAGGATAATAAGAAGAAAATATCTTTTTAGGTATGTTTCCTAATTGTTGAGAAGTATTTGAAAGTCTTGAAACTCGAATCCAGTAGTATCGGAAGACTGATTCCGTAGAAGTAGTCTCTTGAAGTATAGGATCTGTGAGAGTATTTGAGCTAGTAGTCGCTACGAGACTTGCAGTACTAAAACTATTAGTATCTGATCTATATATCTCAAAAGTATCTGTAATACTCGAGAAACCAGTAGGGAATGACCAAGAAAGATCTATGCCTCCGGCTTTATTACCAGTAGCAAGAAGATTATTAACTGCCGTAGGAGAAGCTGTTATACTTGTTGTTGGAGGAGAGGGTACATAAGGACCTACTTCTCCGGTGACACCATCCGAACCATCTACTATATAGGCAGTATCTGTGTGCTCTTCTGCGGTTACCTGAACTAAACAGTTCTCTAAAACTGTAAGGTTTGTAATTCGAAAAGGTTTATCTGTAAACTCAAGAGCTTTATTTGTTACGGTAATAATCTCACCGGCAAGTAAAAGTATGCCTTTTGGCCCCATTTGGAAATTAATAGACATACCAAAACGAGACTCTTCCAGATATTGTCTAGCATTTAGTCTTGCATTAAAGTAATTCGTTACTCCAGGAGACTTTACATCGCCTTTTTTAGGTATGTTCCTGTCTTGCTTTAAATAATCTGAGTTAAGGAAGCTTACAGATCGTGATTCAAACCTGTTTTGGGGATCGAAAATAGATGCAGAAACAGTATTGTAAGTACCTTTTGTACCTGGGTCAGTAATATTGATCGACCCGATAATATCATCTTCTGTAATAATAGAAGGAGTATAAGTTACACCATTTGCACTAATAGATTCGTCTGCGTCTTTTTTACTTCTAATGTCCAACTGGTACACACCGGCATTATATCTTAGTATACCGTTAAAGTGACCAAGCATACTATTTACATTTGCAAAAATAGACTTAGAAGTATCAACAACAATATTTGTCTGGTGTCTTGTTACATATTCCTGCCGTGGCTCTTCCCAACCAAGATATCTCCAATATTTGACTTCATCGGAGTCATAAAGAGTATAGCCGTCAACATACTTTTGATTAATAAATCTCTTGACCAGTGGGTTTTTATTAAAGGCGGCTGTACTTAATTCGAGCGCAAAAGAACCGCCACCCTCTTTAGCTAAAGAGAGCGATGATTCACCACTACCTGTGGGGGCTGTAGTTATCCTCCCAATACCGCTATTAATGTAGACTTGTCCATTATGCCAATATAAATCTTCATCTTTATAATTATACCAATTATTCCATTTTCTACCTAATTTTCCATATACGTCTGTTAGGCGAACTTCTTGGAAAGTAAGCTCTGGAGAAGTACCGGTATCTGTATATTGAGTTACAGAAGCTACAGTTCCTCTAAATAGAGTTCTACCTGCAGAAGTGCTATACGTTAGAACATCACCAATATTGGGAGCAGTAGTAGTGTGAACAAATACATCCGATCGAGTATCACATTTTCGAGCCGTATCTAGGAACGAATTTACGTCTATGTCTTGATCTAGAGATAGTCCTCTACCGTACCTTTCACTTGTAATATAGTCGAGAGTTTGTACTGCCGGATTTATGCTTACTCGTTTGTCATTGGCTCCAAGTATCTCTACCGTATCCCCTACATTAGGAATATACTCGACATCCCATGCAGGGGATACTCTCAGTAACTTAAAGGTGCCATCAACACCGTAACTAGAAATTACTCTTTCTTGAACGTAAGTGGAGCCATCGGCTTCTGTTCTTGTTAGTTTTACTTTAAGACCTGTGTAAGCATCTACAACACTGCTTGCTCCTGCTGGTAATAAAACAGAATTAGTATTAACAAGAGTAGTTCCAAATGGACTAGTAGTACTTCCCACATCGTTAATAGTACCATTTGTATCGTTATTAGTTGCTGGGGTGAATTCCTGTAATGCTTGCAATTCTGCATCAGAAAGCCCTTCAAGAGCAAGCTCTTCTGCTTCTATAATAGCAAAGGCGGCATTGGAATCGCTGTTGGAAGCTGCTACCGCACTTCCAGAATCTACTGTAACGTCTTGACCTTGATTAGAGCCAGCTGTACTAGTTAAAATTTCTTCTTCTAGTGCTTCTGGCACCGTTCCTGTAAAGTAAACGGCATCATAAGTATTTAAGTAAATTCTACTTTCAGGGCTTCCTGCTTTCTTAATATAGAATTTTTTCGAATCCCCTATATTAGGGTTGCTGTTAAACTTAACTCGAAGCTCGTCTACGTTACTTTCCGTCTTAATAAAAAAGAGATCTCTAATCCTAGCAGTCCCTATAAGAGAGTCTGTGCCTGTATCATACAAACTAACTTCTTCGCCTATATTATACTGGCTAAAGTCAGCGCTTGAGATAGTAGGGTCTAGTTTATATGAGAAGTCGTAGTTGTAACAATCTATTAGTTTGCCTTTTACAACAAAATCAAGTTCTGGTATAGTTACTTCATTTTCTGAAACAAGATATTTTGCGACTACATAGGCAGTATCAAGGAGTCTATGATTCGGCCCCCAGTATCTAGAAGGATCTCCTTCGAAGTAATCTGTTTGAAGTTTGAAACCTAAACCCTGAGCTTTAGAGACTAAAGTGTTATCTGCTTTTTGATCAGGTTTTCCTGTATGAATAGTAAGACGAGCATCAATTGGGTCATTAAAGTTTCTTCCTTTTTCGTGGAATACTCCAGTTGCTGACTCTTGTACTTCGTTTGCAGCTTCAGAATCAAACCCAGTATATATTGGAAAATATGTCCTGTCGAGTGGCGCAATATAGCCTGTTCCAGATCTTCTACTTATATCTACAGCCCCTTCGACAATGTCGGCTGCGTAAAGAGTTGTTGTTGGATCAAAGGTATCTTGTGGTTTTAAAACATCTCCTCGATCCATTCTTCCAGTACAGAGAACAGGAACCGTATTATCAGAGTTTTGTGTAGATCGGGTATCGTTATCTTGTTCGTTAAGACAAATACTATTCTGGTCATCAAAGTAGATATCGTAAATACTATGAATCTCTCCTTCGCAGATAGCGTAAGCTACATAGATTTCCGCAGAATTATTTTTATCTGTATCTACAAATACAGGTATAGAGTCAACTTTTTGAACTCCATAAATAACGGGTAAGTATTTAGCCTGTAGATTAAATCTCAAGTCTGCTTGTCTGTCTACATCGACTTCATATTCAACCATCTTATAAGACTTTTTAAGACCAAAAAAACTACTTTTCTTCTTTAACTTATATTTTGTTTCTTTAGCCTGATAAATAGCAATAAGATTGATAGCTTGTTCTGAGTGCATAAAGCCCAGATCGTTACCATACTCTGATCTTAAAAGTGCATCATACTGAGGGGCTCCAGAAGCACTAACCGCCCTGTGCTCAGTATCTGAAGTTATCCTTCCATTAACATTTATGAAGTCTCCCCAATGGCTAGTGACAGACCAGTTAACAGTAGTTCCTTTAGAAGGATCTTCTGTCATTTTTCCTGAATTAATTATTCCTTTAAATAATAGAAAAGGAGCACTTAATATATCACCGGTTTCAGGATTAATATGTGCTTTGTATATAAAAACTTCTCTATTAATGTATCGAGCATAATTTGATTCGCCTTTATCTAGAAGTAGACCTGTTACTGATTGGGTATCATATACTACGTCTGTATTAGAAACAGTTTCTACTGCAGGAGCGATGTTTCCTTTTATAAGGGTATAGTTGGCTGTTTTATTATCATTTGTAAAAGTATCTAGTCTTATTATAGCAGTAGAGTTCCAAGAACCACCAATAGTTCTGTTAAACCGTACTTCGTGTCCTTCTATAAAACCGGCGTCAACAAAGTCTTCTCCACTTGTGATTTCTAAAGTCTTTGCTGTATCGTTTATACTAAGAGAAGCACCTTCTATTTTTGTAGAGATAGCTGTAGCCGCTAATTTTATATTGAAGTTGGAAGCTCTAGCTTCGATTGTCTCTGTTACATTTGATACGGATAAAAGAGTATTTGCTCTATATTTTTGAGTACCGTTACCTACTCCGGAAGCATTAGAAGAATTGTCATCGAATGAAATATCATAAGAAGCGTCAGTAATGTAGGTATAGTTTTCTGCTTTTCGAGAAGGTATCTCACCAGATTCATTAAGGGGTTTTTCAAACTTTACCAAATGAGCATATACGAAAAGATCCCCTTCTAAAAGGGAGTCTTGTAAATCAGTATTTTCAGGACTTTGATTAACGTCCTTTATATTTCTATAAGCCATTACTGCACTTCCATTGCGCTTAGACTATACTTATATAGGTTATCTGTTCCTAGGTTATAAGATACTACGTCTGATTTTTGTATTACTTTAATTTTAGGGTTTTTATATATTACAATGGCGCTTGAACTAACGTCTTTTTGTAAGGGCGGAGATACCGTAATAGTTTGCTGAGTTATTGTAGGCTGTGTTCCTTCGAAAGTAGCATTAGTACTTACCCTTACTATTTTATAGGCTTTTAAATGATTTGAGTCATTGGAGTCATTGAACGTAATAAGGTCTCCAGGCTTTAAACTACCATCAGTACTAGAATCATAACTTGGGTCTGCTATTGTTAAAGTTACTTTTCCTGCTGCATAGTTAGTAATGGGACTAAAGTTAATAGTACCTGATGCGGCTAAAGTAGAGTCTCTTGGGCTATCATACTGAGGTAAAGGCACGAAGAAAGGCTTTAGCATACCTTGCTTTTCCATAAGAAAAGAATATACGGGCATAAACTCATCTTCAGTAAGGGGATTATAAGTTATATTAACATCGAAAGACTGAGCAGCTTTAGACCTAGAAATTAAAACACCTGAGTTAGTAGTATCCCTAGCTGTTTTAAACTTAGAGTCTACTTTAACTGTAGCATAGCCAGGCTCATTAGAGGCAGATACTATGCCACCAGCCTGATTAATACCATTACTAGGGTTTGGTAATGTATTTTGAATTGCCATTATGCTTTACCTGCTCCTTGCGCGTCAGGAGTATAAACTCCTATATTTATTTCTTCTAAGAAATCGTCACCATAAGAATTGGCCGCTTCTCTTAACATTCCTATTATGTTTCCTCGTTGCTCTGTTAGTATAGTTTCTACACCGCTAGCATCGAGTGCTTGAATTGAGAAATTGACGTTTTGTGTGGGCTGGGTAGCAACATCTTCGTTAGGTACAACAGTTCCTGGAGTATCTGGAACGAATAATTCTGGTCCCTGCTCTCCAACTACATAACCTGCGTTTCCGCCCATAGCTCTGTAACGAGCGCCCATAAAGGCAGGAGTAAAGTTACCTGAACCTCCAGTTCCTGACTGTCCACGGAGGTATCCAAGTTCTCCTGCTGCTGACTGTGATCTTGCTAAGTCTACGGTATTGCTTCTTTGCCCTACAGTAATTGTGCTAGGAGTCGATTGAGAAGCACCTCCCGAACCACCCCCTTGATAAGTACTGCTTGCAATCATTGCTAGTTGAGCTACACCCATTGCTGCTACCATTGCTGCTAAGGCAATGTTTGCTGGGAAAGGGGAAGAGGCATACATCTGCATTACCGCGGAAGCTGTATTTATAACTGCCTGAGCCATTTTCATTTTCTTATCTTTTTCAAACGCTTTTCTTTTGATAGCTTCTTTTTTAGCTTCTAACTGTTTAATCTTAGCTAGAGACTCTTTTGATTTTCCGTCCTTTTTCTTCTCGGCCGCTATCTCTTTATCAACCGCGGCAACAGCCATATCGCTTTGTGCTTTCATCATCTGCCCAATCGCACCGATTGCTGATGATATACCGCCCAAAACAGCTTGTGCTTTTTCTGAGGCTCCTTCTGCTTTTTTAAAGTTTGTTATTGTACTGCTAATACTGTCTGTTAAAGCTAGGCCTCCGCCAACAAAAGCACTCATTGCTTGGCCTTCTGGACCGAGTTGTGCTAAGTCTGCTGCAAAACCTTGAGCTAGTAATCGGGCTTGTTGGAGGGGGGTTACATCTACACTAGCCCCTACTTCCGACGCAGTTTCTGCCGCAACACTATTTACATCTGTTGAGATATCAGCGGCTGTGCCAGTTGCTGCTGTAGAAGCTTCGGGAGTTGTTCCTCCTGCCGCAGCGGCTGTGCCAGTTGCTGCTGTAGAAGCTTCGGGAGTTGTTCCTCCTGCCGCAGGTGCTGAACCTCCTTCAGGAGCGGGCTGCCCTCCAGGTAAAATAGAGCTTAACGCAGTAGCTATACTTTGAGGTAGTCCTACCAACTGCTCAACTATAGCGTCCTTCATTTCGACAGTAGCTAGTAATTGTGCTTCAGGAATTTTGTTATCAAACTTTTCAGATATAGCTTCTAATGTTTTTTCTGTAACTGATTTAGGCTCTGCTGACTGCATTCCTTGAATAACAGCACCTGCAGCAGCTAAACCTGCTCCCGGACCACCACTTTCTGCAGCTTTTTTTATTGCTTCTGTGGCTTGCTTCATTCTCTCAAGCTCAAACTGCTTTGCGAGAAGCTCTTCTTCCCGTTCCATAGTAGTCTTTTGCTGTTCGAATAACTCTTTTCTTCTATCTATGCTTTGTATTTCTGCTTCTTGAGCTGCTTTTGCGCCTTCACCAGACAAGTCCATACTATTGATGCGAGTAGTATCTGCATCTATTTGATCTTGAATTCGTTGAGCTGCCATACTGTTTTCTAGTTGCAAGAAAGCCATTTTAGTCTGTCTTTCGCTTTCTGCAAGTTTTGCGGCTTCTCCCAAGAACTGTAAATCTACTTCCCCTGTAAAGGGATTGATTAGTCCTAGTTGTTGAATCTCTAATAAGATTTCAGCCTGTCTCTTCGCACCTTTTACAAAAGCGTCAGCATAGTCTCTTTGGTCTTTAAGTATGCTTTCTCGAGCGTCAGCAGAAGCTTTTTGAACAGCAATCTGGCCTTCAACGATTGTTTCAGCAACACCGGCCGCAGCAGCCTGAATAGCTGAGGTTCTTATAGCTCCGGCGTCTATACTACCAATTAATCCTTTTAGTCGAGCCCCTTCCGCTTCCAATAGTTTACCATTCTCAACATTTGCTGCGATTTCAGCAAGCATTAAAGCTTTCTTCGCTTCTAATAGCGCATAATCAAGTTGAATCATTTCGGTCTTAATGTCAAACTCTCTAATAGCAGCATTAATTCGTGTCTCTGCTTCTTTCTTTGCAAAGGTGACTTCTTCTTGAGGGGAAAGGGCTTTTCGAGTACCCTGCTGTAATATCTTCTCTATTTTAAGTTGAGCGGAAGCAATAGCGTTCTGGAAGCCTACTTGCTTTTTAAGCTCTGAAGTAGTAGCTCTTTCATATTTTTGTCGAAGCTGTACTGCTCTCATCGCCCCTTGAGCGATTTGTAGTTTTGCTTCTTCCCCTTGAACTATCTGATCATTTAAATTTTTGTTTTCGTCAGTTAATCGATTAATCTCTGCTTGTACTACTTTTTCCTCATCGCGTAGATCAGTAAGTTGGTTAACTATACCAACCTTTTCTTCTTCGGTTTTAGCCCCTTCCAAGGCAGTTGTTAATCTTTGCTTATCAGTAAGAAATACAGCCTTACGTCTTTTTTGTTCGGCAAGTAAAAGCTTATTTGATTTTACTTTACTCTCAAGCAGTTCGTTCTCTTTGTCAATTCGAGCTTGAATAGAGCCTGCTTCAAAAGTTTCATTTCTTTTTATAAGAGCTAGCTGTGCCTTAAGACCGGCATCTTTAGCTTTCTGGGTCTTTAAATCAAGATCTAGTTGTTTAACTGCTTCGGCAGTCTGCTTAACTTTTTCTGCGAATATTTCTGCTTCTGCATTTCTTTGTTCCTCAAGTCGCTTTATCTCCTGGTCGGCCACCTTTCCTTGCTCTACTTGAAGCCGTAGTCGATCCGCGTACTCACTCGAGCCAACTGCTCGGATATACCAGTTTTCTTCTGCGTTTCTACCTTTTTCGGCTACTTCTTGATTTTCTCTTATTTGGTTATTTATATCTGTAATCTGATCGTATTGTGGGCCCAACCCTAAGTCAAGAGCTGTTTTTCTAGAAACCTGTTCTGTAATAACTGTTGGTACAGTAGTCTCTGAACCTTCTTTTCGAGCATTCTCAATTTGCCGAGTCAAGTCCGTTAAAGCTTTACTCGCTTCAGTAAATGGAGTAGTAATTGAAATAGACTGTCGAAGACTTGCATAAGCCTCGTCTACAGATTTTGCTGCCTCTGCTACTCCTCGAACAGCGTTAGCTTGTCTTAAAGCACCAGTAACACCGTCCTCTAAAATCTTTAGTCGTTCTTCTTCAGATCCCCTTAGATTTTTTACGTCTATTCCCTGTTGCTTTAGAATGTCAGTAAGGAACTCACTATTTTCAATAAACCCTTCTAATAGTTCCAGGCGTTTTCCGGTATCCCCACCCTCAAGCTTTATCATTTCAGCTTGTACAGTCGTAAGAGTATTTGACATATTTGTGTATGCCAAACTTAGAGTAGCAATAGAAGAAGTTTGTCCTTTGAAGTAACTGTCTAATTCTTTAGTAGCATTGCCTAGTTCGTTAATAGTATCTTTTGCAGACGACAGATTCTCTTCGAATCGCTTTGTCTCGTCCGACTTAAAGAAATTCCAAATACCCATTAGTACGTCAAATAAAATCATAAGAACTGCTATAACTTGACCGATAACAGGTATTGAACTAACAATACCGATCATAGCGGTCTTGAAAGCTCTTGCAAATCCCATAATCGAAATTTTTGAAATTTGTACGGCCCTGGTAAAGCCTGTGAGATTCTTATACGCACCTTTTAGGGTTCGAGTAAAGCGAAGAGTAGCAACAGTCATTCGTCGCTTAGCTTTAGTCCAACGACCTTGGGCAATATCGTTTAGAAGTACTGCAGCAGTGTTTTGGTTCTTTGCTTTGGTCATTTGACTTTCAAAACCAATAATTAGTTTTGAAACGCCTGCCTGTCTCTTACGAGCATTGTCTAAATTAACTTCGGCAGCTGCAAGCTTTTTAGTAACATCTACACCTTGAGCCTGTTTCTTCTTTAGGTTTTCAAGTCTTGTAGTAGCTGATTTTACATTGCTTGCTTGTTCTTTTAAAGCCGCGTCTCTCTGCTGAAAAGTAGAGTTTCCGGCTTTCATTGATTCGGTAAGGCCCTTTAAGGCTTTTGATTGTTTAATGTACTTAGGAAGTTCAGAAGCAATTTGAGTACCAACTTTTTTCTGAAGTTTTCCTAAACTCGCTAAGTTGACATTAAAAGGAATTAATGCTGATACAGCTTGAGCTACTACTTTTCCTCCTAGCGCACCAACTACACCTAGTAGAGCTACGGGGCTCATTGCCAAAAAACTAACTAAAGGCTCAATGGCAACACTTATAAAAGTAGTTACGGTCTTTGCAAGGTCTGTTAAAGATGCAGCTAGTTTATCATAAGGACTAACATCTACTCGATCGCCAATCGCACCGAACTTTTCTTCAGCTTGTGAAAGGGCTTCATTCTGGAATGCAATTCGTCTTTCAAAGTTAGTTAGTTCACCAGCAGACTTGCCTAGGCTTTGTGCATACTTTTCTACGGCTTCGTCGACTCGAACAAATAATCCAAGTTCGTCAAGAAGTTCTGGCTCCAGCTTTGAAATACCGCGAGTAAGTCGATCAAGAGAGTCTGTTACATTTCGTCCTAATGCGACTGAAATGTTTCTAGCGGCTTCACCAAACTCTTCAATAGAGGAAGGATCTAAGCCGGCACTAACGATCTGGGCAGTGGACCTCATAGCTTGTTCTAAGCTAATCGCGTTGCCCGTTGCTTCTGCGAGTCCTGTTGAAAGAGTACGCATTGCAATACCAGAGGTAGCGCCTAATGCTGCCAAGCCTGCTTCTAACTGCTCTACTTGAGAAGCCCGTCGAAGTGCGCCAAATGCTGCAGTAGCCGCAAACAAAGTCGCAGCAACAGTAGCGTAGGCAGCAACTAGTCCATTAGAGCCTCCAAGAGCATCTCGTTGCTTACTAAAAGCTTTGGTGCTATTTGATGTTGCTCCTGCTACACCCTTCTGGCCTCGGTTATATCGTCCAGACCCGGCAGTGGCATCGTCAGTTGCTTTAGTATTCTTTTGCTTTTCTTCAGTATTCTTGGCTTGCGCGTCTGTAGTTTTATTTATAGACGCACCAAGCTCCTCCACCTCACGCTGGACGAGCTTGATATTTGTACCTTCAACGATTACTTCTAAGAGAACTGAACTATCAGCCACGATTTTTTCTCTTCATCTTGTCATACTCACGCTTTAAATTCTCTTGTGACTTTTTAATTGCGTGGTTGTCAAGCCTAGATAATGCTTCCATAGTGAGGTCAACATTATCAATTTTATAAAGATCTAGTAGTATAGGTAAGTTTGTATAATCTTTACCAATATACCCTATTTCTGGAAAAACTCGGTCTCCGAGTGAGTTAAATATATTTATAGCATCTATTAATAAGTCTGGTAAATCTTCATCACCTGGTGGACATTCATCCCAATTTGGTTCTTGCCCTAGTTGTTCTTTCATGTCCAAGTATTTATCCTTGGTCATTTTGGAATCGCTATTTTTCTGCCACTTTTCCAGCAAACACTACCTCGTTTATCCAGTTATCAAACTCAGTAGAATTTTGAACAAGAACTTCAGCTTGTTCCGAGTCGTAAGGAAGCTCTGAATCAGGATCATTATCACCTAAGTCAACTAACAATAGATCTTCCAAAAAGGATAATTTAAAACCTTTCCAACCTTTAATAGTAGCTTGAGTGAATTCATGAACAAACTTTTCTTCATCTAAAACTTCTTCTGGTTGTCGCGTTTTACGATTAAACTTTGTAGAAACACACCTTTTTCTCAATGAAACTAACTCCTTCCTAGAAAGATTAGCCACTTTTATTTCAAGCCCGGAGCATCCGGGAAAATCAACCCAAGCAGACTTTGAGTCTACCATTAAATCTTTTAACTTCATTAAAACTCCTAATATGTAAAATAAGTATCTAAACCCGCACTCTTAGTGAGACGGTAATCATAGTTCTGAGCAAAAACTTCACCGAAGTTTGCCCGGTTAGTAAACGAACAAGCATCTACTATATTCACGTCCAACTGATAATTCGAGCTAGAGAGCCCAGCTTGAATTCTCACAGTTGTATCTGTGTCCCAAGTTTGTATCTTAGAAGTTGAGGTATCTACAGTGGAGTTAACATATTGACTAATGCTACCACCGAGAGTTCTACCCCCTAAGGAAAAAGACTCTGGGTAAACAGAATTAGAGGCATCCGTAGAGATTGAAGTATTTTGTACTGTAGAATTCTTTGTCCAAGAAATCTTGTTTGTTACTTCAAGAGACGCACTTAATATATTGTCTAGTTTATCGCTTCCTATTGTAACGCTAACATCATTTGACACTGCATATGTAGGGTCAGAGTCAAAGCTAGAGTCTACGCCAGGAAATACTCCAGTAGTACGAGTAAGTTTAGTACCGTCACCTTGTAATTCAACGGTCATTATACCCGAGCGCGGAATGTTAAAAGTTCCGCTAGTAAATACACATTTTTCTATTTTATAGTAAACTTGAGGACTATAATCCGCGTATACAAAATATAGATTGAATGTATTGTAACTATTTCCAGAGTAGTTCAACAACAAATCAAGTGGTTTGTGTTGGTGTGTTGATGTTTCATCTACGACATAGATCTCAAAGGAGAATTTAGCCGGATTTGCTGTGTTAATGACAGCACCATCAAATAAATCATTTAAAGAATGCAAAGTTCTTTTTTTAGGAGAACTTTGCTTAAAAGTTTGATTAAACGCAATTTCTCGAGTAGTATGTAAGCGATAATATGTATGAGGAGACGTAGAAGTATCCTCTAAATACAATAACCCCTGTCTACTGAACTCGAAACTCACTTGACCTCCTTGTGAAAGAGCGGGGGAGAAAGTTCTCCCCCAATTTTCACAATTATACTAAACTAATAGTAAATTGTCAAGAATTATTTTTCGCCAGGTCTTAAGCCTTATAGATAATTGTAGCTTCGTCAGTTGAGTCAACATTACCATTAGCTACCTGTCCGTGGAATGCGACTTCCAAAGTAAGCAAGTCTTCCACGTTAATAGTGGGTACTTCTAGGTGTGCTGTTGGTAAATCAAGAACCAATCTAGGAGTTGCTGCAGTTACTCCGCCTACGTTTACAGCCATATCGAACACATTACGAACAGTAGTTGTATCAGAGACTAAGTCTGCGAATAGTTCTCCAGACTTCGATGCCGCTTGATCGTTATCGAAGTAGCAAGTAACAGAACCGGTAATTGTACGAGCACCTGTAATATTTGCAAGAGGAGAATTAACTTTACCAAGCTCTTCTGGAGTAAGGTAAGTAATATTATTTTCGATAGAGAATGATCCACCAGTAAGTACAATATTGTAAACATCTTCTGGAGAAACATCTTTTCGAAGCAGAGTAAGTGTAGAGATACGATTACGAATAAAGTTATCTGTACCAGAAATACCACTAGTAATTGCTGCACTCAGGTCACCCGGGAAAACCTGAGGCGATGTAGCCTCTGGTGCCGTAGTACCAAGATCTTCAATATCCTGAGAGAATCCAGACCACGCAATTGTTGCGATGCCATCAATATCAAAATCAAGACTTGCTGAGTTAGCTACAGCTTTGTTTAACCTAAAGAATTGCTTGTTAGTTCCATCTTCAAAACCAAATACTATGTTCCAGTTATCGGGCATAGCTGAGATGTTAGATCCATTTAAGTTAAAAGCATTCTCTGTAGAGCCAGTAAGCGTATTAACTGTAGGAATAGGGGACTCGATTTCCTTGCCTGAATAAACGTTTGCTGAGAACGAAGAAGCACCAAACAACATAGCCCAAAGAGCCTGCTCAGGAGCAAGTACATTAGTATCTACTGCAGGACGAACATATGTGCTAAATGACCATTCAGCAGGTGCTAAACTATCATTGAATAGTAATCGTGCGCGGCGAGAGGTTTCGCCAGCTTCATTAATTGTAATCTCACTAGAGTTAATACTCTGAGAGAAAGAGAACCCTTCCAGAACAGGTACTTTCCAGGTTGTAAGCACGGCATCCCGTGCCGTATTCATACACTCGATGTATATGTCTGCATTTCTTTGAAATTGTAATGCCATTTTATTTCTCCAATTAGCGTTTCCGCTATCTTAACCTTTGAAGGTTAGTATCGAACCTCGCAAATTATCTCTCCTACACCTAGGGGTTCTAGAGCACCTTCATCCGAATCTATGCTTACGATAGTTATCTGTTGCACATATTGGGTCTGGTCATTCAGATCTTTATAATCAAGACGAGAATTTTGCTCTAAAACTGTTTCGATGTCTTCAAATAACTTTTCTAAGGCGAAGATCGCATTTTCTTCCTGTACATAAACTCTTATGGTTACGGAAAGAAATCGATCTTTATAACCGCCCCCTTGGTATACTCGACTTTCTGCACCTGCACTAACATGCACTGCGGGAAAATCTTGAACTTCGTCCCAAAACTTGAGACGAGGAAGTACATTATTATAGAGGTTACTTCTGTAAGGAGAGTTTCCATTAATAAGCTTTAGCTTAGTCTCTATAGCTTTAACGATGCCCATACGGCGTGTAGTATAGTCTCGTTCTGCCATTATACTCTCCTAGTATAAAATCTTCCGACTAATAATTCTGCTGCGATTTCTCGAATAGATTTATCAATCAATTTTCTCGGGTCTCTTTCTTGAGATCCTTGTCTTCCTCCAGGCTCGAAAGTTTGGTAGGGATTGCGTCTATACGTATACCCAATACTTGGAAACCCTTTGGTCGTTCTTGTAACATCGGTTACTCTTACAGAGTTAGCAAATCTTCCTGTTCTATATTGTAGTGCAGGAACCCCCATATTTTTTGCTACAGTAGCTGGCAGCTTTTGATCTATTAAAGCTCCTAAAGATATCAAAGATCCTGAAGGAACACCACTAACTCTTCTTTTAATTTCTTTGTTTTGAGTTGCGGGGTTAAACTTAACTTTTGTTTTATTGGTTTTATTGGTATTAGCTTTTGCTTTTACCGTTTTAGGTTTAGTAGTTTGGTTAGACAGATTACGCTTAGTATTAATACTAGTTGTAGGTTTCTTTATAGACTTATTAAAGGTTTCTACTATTTTCTTTTTCTCAATAGTAACTCTATCATCTGAACCTGACCAACTACTAATCTTATCTCCTGTGGCTAGTTTAGTCTTTATAGCGGTAGCTATAGCACCACGCGCTTGGCGTAGTATCATTCGCTCTTTATTTGCTTGCCTTCTATTCCCAGACTTGGAACCAACATAAGTTTCTACTACGGTTCTATCATCTGTTGAAACGTACTTTAAATAAATCTCTAGGTTTAGATCTTCGAATACCGCCCTAGTTGCTTCATCAGTTTTAACTTGGGACTTTACATTATTGTATAACTCTGTTATTCCCTTACTAACCTGTCTTTCTGCGACTGACTTACCAAAAGCGTGCTCTAAATCAGCAAAGGATTGATCCTTACTTAACTTAGAGTCCTCGACTCCAGACTGATTTTGTACATAAACTCCTATCTCTTGCCAAACTTCGTTAAGTATACTTTTGTAGCCTTGTCGTACTGTAGCAAAGCTACCTATATCGTACTCTTGGCCTCCGAAACCCGTCCTTCTTTCTAATTGGCCCTTATCTGTGACAGTTGTGGTTACTGTAAATTTTTCAGAATTTCCCGTAACTTTTACTTCTACTCCAGGCTGATTAATAGATTTGAACTCTCTTATCAGATCTTTCATAATAGCTTTGGATCGAGTTTCTATCTTCTTTTTTACTTTTACTTTTTGATCCGGAGATAGGGCTTTCCAAGCCTCATATTTAGGTGTTCGAGTTTGTCTCTTTCCTGTTTCCCTAGAATCATCTGCAATATTCCGAATATGAGTAAACCTTAACTGATTGTATATTGCTGCATATATTCTTTTAACAGTAAATACCGCTACCGTTTCTTCTAAATTTAGCTCTTCCCGAAGGCTAGCTGCCATTATTTTTGCAGCCTCTTCTAAAATAAGCTCTAACTGTCTTTTAGACATCTGACCGATAAAGATCAAGGACACGTCGAATGTGGTCAGGAAATCCTGAGTCGCCAATAGCCGTATTGGACGCGCCTTCTCGAGTAGTAGAGCCAATAGTTTGCTGCTGCTTATACTCGTCTTTCTGGTAGTAGGTTACTAAATCAGCTACTGCCAACTTTAAATCTTCTGGTGCGGTAGTATATCCTGATAAGTATGTAACCTTAACAGATCCTACGCCACACGGCCAGTTTCTATACTTTCCACTTTCAGTAGTGCGTATAATAGTATCAGACACATTGTCTAAGTACCATTGGTACTTATCATTTGTTCCATCTTTAAATAGTTCTTCGTACGCCTCTCCCTGCGAAGACCTCTCATAAACATTAGTAATGCTTATAATAGGAGTTCCGGAAAGTTGTACATATGGAGTATCCCATTGAATATCGAATACATCGGTCTTACCTGGACCACTAGCATAGGTGTCAAATTCTTGACCAGTGTACGACCGTACGAGAACACTAACACTCGTTAGTAGTTGTTCGAACTTGTCATCATTCTGGGTAGAATTTATACCTTCTAGAAGTTTATAGTCATCCAATGTAAGAAGATTTGCCATCATTTTTCCTTAAAGAATAGGAGCCCCGAAGGGCTCCTACCAAGTAGTTAGCTAAAGTTAGCCGCCATACTTATAAGCCACAACCTGTCCGCCATCAGCAAACATTCTGTCGAAGCCACGACGCTGAGAAGCTACGAGGACGCGACGCTGGTTCGCTACTTCATAGTCTTGCTCAATAGTTACACCGCGAAGTACGGGTACAACCATGTTGCGTGAGTTAACAGCCAAAGCGAAGTGCTTGCCTACGCCTGCTGATGCGAATTCATCACAAACAACGACGGGCGATCCCCAAAGGTTACCGATCTCACCAGTAATACGTGTAGCATTACGCTCACCTACTGTGTTGATAGGCTGGAAATCGGGATCTTCTAACAATGCATAGTAGCAGTCAATAGAGACTACGTACATTACATCGCCAGGACGACGACCGTATTTGCCCATTACAGTACGCATTTCGAGCAACTTGTTAGCAGCCGTTTCGCCAAGATCCTGAGTAGCAGGAGAAACTTCAGTAGCAGTCAGAACTTTAGTGTCGTCTGTTGCAAACTTCAGAAGTCCTGCATAAGGAGAAGCGATAAGATCATCTGTTGATGCTCCGTTCAAGATTGAGTGCTCAATAGAACGCGCATGTGAGCGTACCATTGCATCACGAATCAAAGGAAGAATTGGAATAATCGCATCTTCTTCTGTCTCGTTTACCAAGTAAGAGTTAGAAACCAACTTGGAAGCAGTCAAGATCTTGTTAGTCATGTCGATGCCGCCATACGTCTCGGGAGAAGTAGGGACGTCGCCACGCTGAGTCAAGTTACCGTGAGGTGCAGAACCACTACCGGCACCAGCTGCGCCGCTCCACTGTGCATAACCTGCGTCAGGCATAGTAGGAACAACCATAGAAGCTGCGTTCATTTGGATCTTACGGAACATAGGATCTAAAACGAGCTCTAGCTGAATGTCTTGCTCAATTTGAGTAGAAACAAAGCTTTCCAGATCCGTAGTAGCTGAGCTACCAACTTGAACACCAGAATCGGCATTAACTTTTTCTAAGATATTACGACCAATTTTTGTGTCATAACCTTTATTGGTGATAACACCAAGTACGTGTGCGTCAAGAACTTCCTCACGCATGTTTGCGAGACTGGACTTCTGATCAGTACGATCAGCAAATACACGCTTTGACTCACGCATTTTTGAAATCTCATCTGATTTCTCAGACAATTCATTCTTTAACTCGCCTACGATTTTCGCGTAGTCAGCATTTTTCTCAGCAAATTTTGCTTCGAGGTCGCTTACGAGCCTTTCAGTACCAGATTGTACTGCTGTTACAATTCGAGCTTCTTCGCTAGCCTTCTGAGTTTGGGCTTCTTCAGCAGCTTTTTGCTCTGCTTCCAATGCTTTAGACTCTTCTGCCTTGCGCTCAGCTTCTTTCATCGCCATTGCCGTTGCGGTCTTTTCGACAGCAGCGGCTACAATAGCATCTACATCAATGTCACTCATAGTTTTCTCCTGTACTTGGACTCCACTGGAGTCCTTAGGCATTGATTCGTCAGATTTTCCAAACTCTACTACGAAACTTTCTTCGGTCTCCCGAACGTTTCGTATGTGTTTTTCTGAGGAATCATTCGTGTTGAAAGATTTTTTGAACTCTTCATACTCGTGATCCGAGTCAAAAGATTTTGCAAGAGAAAAGGTTGCAGCCTGGTTAGCAGGAACCGTTACTACTGAAACTTCCAGTAATTCTGCATCCTTGATTCTATACCCGTCTGTTTCCTTCAAATGCTCTGCGTCCTTGACTCGGAAACCAACGGAAAATGCTCCAAGAACGCCCTCTTTAATCAATTCGCCAACATGACCGGCTGATTTAGCAATTTTTGCTTTTAACTGCAAACCATTATCATTAGTACCAAGCTGAACTGCTCGGCCAATCGGCTGGTTGTAGTCATGATTAAACAGGATAACGGGATTGTTTAAATAATTTTGAAGTCCACCCTTTGTCCAGGCTTCGGTCTCGATTATATCCCCCACACGGTCGGTACCAGAGGTACTGGCCATACCAGTAATATGAAGATCGTCTCCGTCTTCATATGCTTTAAAGGTAGAGCCAATGTGAAAAATTTTATTCATCAGCAACTCCTACTTTTCTTTTGCTTTTGCGAAGTTTTGCTAAGGCATCCGATACATCTTCCTTTGGTGCAGGTTCAGGAACTACAATAGTCTCCTTTACTTTTACCTTTGGTTGATGCTTTGGAGCCCCAATCTCTGCCCATCTGCTGGCAAAAATTCGCGGAAAACGACGCATAGCATCTCGTAAATCACCTTCTGGAAGAACGTTACGAAGTTCTGCTGCTTCATGCGGGTATTTAGTACGGAACTCTGTGACTCCCATAACCTTACCTTCAGTTACAAAACATTGAAATGCACTCTCAAAAGCTTTTTGACGTCTACTCATCAGTATCATCTCCTTCGCTTGGCCTTCCTCCCTCCTCGGGATTTACTGCCGACCCCGCAATATTTTGAGGAACTCTAATATCATCATAGCCCTCTTGCGGAGTATAGTTTAAGTTCATGCGAGCTTCATTTGGAGTAATGATGCCTGCGTTAACCAGCGTCGTGTAGTACGATGCTGAATCTCGAAGTTCCGGCTGAAGTGCAGGAATATCCGACACGTCCTCCGATACTTCGAATCCGAAATATCTCTCAACTGCCGAATTAATTTTTTCTATAATTGGCAAGATTGTTTCAAGATAGTATAATCTGTGATTAGGTCGCAAGTTTGCGTTATTACCTGAATCTAATAAAATGGGTGGAATACCTAAAGTCTTTAATAGTTCTTTTTCTGCTGTCTGTATGGTACTCTCAAAATCCATCTCTCTAAAGTTAACATTTGAGATTTTATCAAGCTCCATGCCTCCATCAAGAATAAGGGGTCTTCGGCCTCCACCATCTGGTCTATAGCGAGTGATCCACGATTGAATCATTCTTTCTTTATTCTTTTCGCTAATAACAGAAGGGGATTTGATTACAAGACCTGGGACTGCCCCGTTTCGGAAAAAGTTATCCTGGAAGGATCGCATTTTTGTAAGCTGTGCCATTGTATTACGGGCTGCACGTAGTCGAGAAGTGCCTCGATAAATACTTTGGAAACTATTCTCTTTAATATGAATAATTTCGCTAGGCTTATACTTAATATTTCGCTGAAATGTATATCCTTGGATGTATGTTTCGGTATCTGGATCAATATCCGTAAAGTTGGCGGGTAAATGATACAGCGAAGCCCCGTCAAAGTAAATAAAAATATTTCCGTCTAGAATGTAATCGAGAATGAGGTTTCTCTTAAAGCTAGATATATCTTGAAAAGGATTAGGCTCCTTATTAAGGAGCAGCTCCACTCTAGAACGGCGAACGTTTTTAACTACCGGCGTAAGTCCAGTGATAGGAGGTCCGACTCTGAGAGGGATCTCCGCTGCGTCATCAACAATCATATTCACACCACGATTCACTACTTCAAGTGTTTCGTAATATGATGTATATTTAGGGGCAATCTCACGAGAGCCTATAGGCCCAGCACCTTCAAGACTGACAACAATCTCGTTCTGTGCGGGATTTAGTTTTTCCTTCTGAAAGAAGTTATACCATGCCATTGCGTTTTTCTCGTTGTATCTCTACCCAGCGCATTTGTTTCTGCGCTGTGTGTAATCCAGGATTCCGCCCATATATACTGTGCAGTTGTCTATGATGATCATGGCAAAGAGTAACGGTATCATTATACAATTCTTGCCAATTATCCTCTATAAATTCATCCCTCCAGATAGTGATATACTCGTCTGTGTAATGTTCGGGTCGAATTTCTTGCTTCTCTGCCAGCCACTTGTTGAGCAACGGCACTAAAGTAAAATAGTGATGAAAGTCTAAACGTATCTTCGAGTCGCATATTTCGCAGGCTTTGCCTTTCTCGTACCGCGCTTTTGCTCTATCCCGTATGTATTTGACTCGATCTCTTTTTAATTCTGTCATCTTTATCTCATTTTCATCATTATAACCATCTCTAAGATAAAAGTCAAGAACTATTTTTTACTAGGTCTTTAGAAAGTTGGGGCGCTCTGTTCGAAGCTATAGAGAGCGTATCTCAATGCGTCTGCCATGTGGCTAGAACTGTCATGAACGGGTTTCTCTCGTAAAAGATTCGGGTTAGGGTCCCATCTATACTGGTCTAAACATCTTAGTACCTGTTCGCAGCTTTGATGAACAATAAGTTTATCGTTATCAACAAGAGATGCTACCATTCCTATTCCATCTAATACCGACTTTTTTGCGTTATTTGTCGATATATCATAATTTTGTGCGAGATCGTATCGGGTCTGTGCCGCTGCTGCATCAATAAAGCAGTAGTCAACGTCTCGTCTGTCTATTATTTCTCCCAAGAAGCCTGCGTGATCTTCTGTAGTTCTTTCCGCAGCATAATATTCTTCTAGTACGTAGAATTTCTCTCCATCATATGCAATGACGCAGAAGGCTGTTGGGTCTTTGAATCCAACATCGAGACCAGCAATGATATCCATACCACGAGTGTCCATATCAGTAAGATCTTCCACACATTTCTCATAGTTGAAATTCCAAACCTGGCCCTCGAATATGTTAAAGTCTGCTTCGTACTCTTGCTTGAATTCGGCTTCGCTCATAGAGCGGCGGGCTTCATCAATGTCGGATTCAGAAGCTCTTGGGTTATCGTGCCAAGTAGCTTTTATAGAAGCCCACTGTTCATAAGAGTCATTAAACCCACGATTGAAAAACTTGCTAAACCAATTATTCCTGCCCCGAGGAGTAGAGATAAATAGTGCCTTACTGCCGGGCTTGTCCATCGTGGGACGTATAGCCACGTTGAAAGCAGACTCACCATCTGCGAGAGCAGCTTCATCAAAGAGGACAAAATCATAAGAACGCCCTACAACTGAATCAATTTGATTCACCGAGCCAAGTCGAATAGTAGAACCGTTAGTAAGTTCGATTACGCGATCTTTTGCATTATCCTTCGCTATTTCAAGATCAAATTGTCTTATAAGATTTCTTTGTAAGTCAAAACTAATCTGCGATAGGTTATAGTTTGGAGACACTATAAGTACATGGCATCCAGGTACAAGTGCAACACACTGAGCTATAATATTTCCTATGTAAGTCTTTCCCTGTCTTCTAGACAGGGCGCCGACTATAAAGCGATATTTTGGATTATTAAGTGCATTAATCAGAGCTATCTGACTTGGAATGGGTTCGATGCCAAGAAGACCTAGGTAGGCTTCTATCGGTACTTTCAGAAAGTCCCCCCTCTTCACCACCTTCTCCGTCGTTATGTCCTTCCTCGATATTTCCATCTTCTATGCACTCACAAATATATTTATTACACAACGTGCAGCAATCACAGTCTTCTAAACCGCACTCTTTGCACAGAACAGGGGCATCTGGATCGTTCGCTAAGGCTTCAGCTTCAGTATTATATTTTCTTGCGCTTCCAGCTACTTTCCACATACCTCTTTTTTGATAAATCATAATATCTCTCCTCTCATAAGCATCCCTCCTAGGAATAGAATGAGGGCTCCTCCGCCTGCCCACACTAACCTATGCAAAGAAGCTAAAGAAGACTTACAATCTTCCCACCTAGCTTCTGCTTCTGCTTTTCCGTCACGAAGTTCGTTAAAAATTGTTTTCCATCGCTCTTCACAAACAGCTTCGTGTACGTCAAAAGCTGTTCTGAGATCCTGTAATTCATTCTGATGGGGTTCCAAGAAGTTTCTCCATAAGCTTTCCGTAATTCCCTTCTCCAAAAGGGGTATTATTTATTTGGACATTTTGCTGTCGAATTTGAGTAGAAGAATTTTTTGGCTCTTTTCTATGGTCTTCGGAAATTTTATGGGCTAATTGCAGTATATCAACTAAATCCTTTGATGAGTAAATATCTGTCTCTCTAGCCTCTTCTAATTTCTTGTCAATTACTTCATCGAGTAACTCAGCTAGTCTAAATCTATTACGGTAGCCTTGGTCGAGGTAGACCGAGTTCATATACTGTTTAATTTCATTTTTCTCAAGAACCGCATAAACGGTATCGGGAGTCACTCCTAACTGGTCAGCCGCTACCAAAGCACTACCTGTACTAAGATAAGCATTCGCCACCTCTAGGTTTTCGGGGGCAATTTTTACAAGTTCGTTAGTCATGGAGAGAGTATAGGATACTTTGACCTAAATGTCAAGAACTATTTTTGGTGAGGGGTATGGTATACACTAAAGAATGTATTCTTTTTCCAATATAGTGGTTTTTATTATATCTTCGTGTGCTCCGGTATCGGTAATTACGATTAATCTGTCGGAAGCCTCTGAAACATATTGTGCTTCTTTTCCTTCGACAACGTAAACTTTCTCTTTGTCTTTCCAGTTATGGTATTTTACTCTTACCCGCATCACGGTTTCGTTGGCCACCCTAACCCCTGTATGTTAGTGTACCCAGAACCGGTAAGAGTTGCTGGAAAAGCTCTTAACTCTTGTCTGTAGACTTGCCAAGCTTGTATTATATGCTCTTCAAGGGGTGAGTCAGATGCTTGTGTCCAATCGCAGGCGTATAACTTCTGATCGCGTTCAAATCTTACATCTGCGAAGAAACGTGACGAATTCCACTGCCAGTCCCCATTCTCCCAGTAATGGTATATACCAGGTTCGGCAGTGCGAGTTTGCCACTGAGGGCTAGAATCCGCAGAGAACCAATGTGTCTTTGCATAAGCGGCCACATCAAAGTCATCGGGGAAGTCGTGAGCGATGCAGCCGTTGTACTCTGTACCGTGAGTGTACATGTCATCCCACCCAGGAGTGGCCACATGGTCAATCTCTCCGTGAGAGTTAGTAAAAGCTACTTGTTTCATATTTTAATCCTTTAGTAACCACCAAAACAAAAAGGCGGTGGGAATAGAAATATACCAGAAGGCAATACATCCTGATACAAATATAGTCCATAATAAAAATTCTCCCGACTTCATGTTGTGGCAGTCGTCGTTATTCGGTAAACTATATAACTGTTTACAGATGTGCCAGAATATCCACTCAGAGAGTGATCCCAGTCTGTGGCTGTGTTAATTGTTACGATAAGACCTTTGCGTATACGAAGCTGAGAGGTTGAATTGTTAAAATAAACCCAAGATCCATAAATAGATCGCACAGCCCCAAAAGGGCTCGAAGGGCTATATGTATAAGTAAAGTTTGCAGAGCCAAGGCTTACAAATACTTCGTTAAAAGGTACACCTGCAGGAACGTCGTATGTAATATCTGCACTCGAACCTAGTTGCCCGAAAGTAAGAATGTCAATTTTATAACTTACATTGGAAGTGAAGAGTAGATCAGTTCCGTTGCTCTTTAACACTTCTATTCCGTATCCTGAAGTTGCCTTTGTTAAGTCATCATCTCTATCAAGTTTTATAGCTCTTACGCCATTGGCGGCTGAAAAAGCTACTTCCTGCGCCTGAGTTGAAGTAGCGCTACCTCCTATAAAATTTCCGTCTGATCGGCGAAGAGCTATAACTCCACTTTCTCCATTATTTGGTCGACCAGCAAGTATCTGGTCAGTAGCAATAGTTCCCGGGTTATAATTATAGGAGGTACTGTTTACGTTACTGGAAACGTAAAAATTTGGATACTGCTCATCCGTATTAAATACGGTTCTTCCTGAACTATTCAATACTTCTATTCCGTATGCCATATTATTCCCTCAATACTTTATACTCGAAGTTTAAGGTATCACTGGCGGAAGTGGATTCCTTTGTGACCTCGATCCTGAAGCTTCCTGAAAGCTTTACATAAGAAACTGAATATGATGCGGGTACATTGTCTTTTTCAATGAGAAGTACCGTCCAGGAGTCATCATTTGCAAATCCAGCTACCGAAATAGTTCTCGTGAAGGTTCCTGCGGATGCTGTGACTGACACAGTAGTAGACCCGGATGTTACGAAGCGGTTTACAGTGGAAGAGAAAGATATAACTTTCTTTTCGGACGAGTTAAAGGTCTCGAACCCGTAGTCAGCTCCAGAGGTTACATTTACCTGTACACTGGGTGAATCTCCAGTAGCAGAATCGTTATCTGTGGCTCTCAGAATGAATGTGAGAGTTGTAGGAGCACTCGGAGCACTAAATGTACTACTAATAGAAGCTCCAGA